TTTAAAACAATGATCCTAATTATCAAGCCCATCCTATTCGCCTTCTTGAAGTCAGATTCAGTCAAGAAGCTTGTAGTAGATCTATTGGAAGCTTATGTATCTAGAACTGATAATAAGTTAGATGATCAAGCACTAAAAATTGTAAAAGAAAAACTCTTCTCTAATTAAATAAATGCCAAACAAAAGAACTGGAATGGACTACTTAGATTATAAAAGTGGTTCCCCGAAAAAATCTTCTGCTCCTCCTAAGAAAAAGAAGAAAAAGAAAAAGGATCCAAGATATAATCCATTTACAGATGGTAGAACACCAACAAGTGCATCTCAAACAACAGGTCCATAATTATGGCTAGGCTTAATAATAAAATGAAAGCTTCTCCTAAAGCTAAAACTATAAATGTAGCTTTTTGGGGGAAGAAAAATGAGACTGTAACTGACTTTAATAAAGGAGTCGAAGCTTTAAAAAAAGCAAAAGATAAAGGTGGTCTTATGAATGATAGTACTAGAGAGGCCATGGAATGGCTGAAAAATAATTAATCATGGCCAAAGCTACAGAAAAACAATTCCATGAACTTCATGGTCTTGTTACAAATGAATTCCTAACACGAATTAAAACAAAAGAAGCTACAACACAGGACTTAAAAGCTGCCTGTGATTGGTTAAAAGCTAATGATATAAGTGGTGTAGCATACGAAGGAAACCCCCTAGATAAGTTAAATAAGATAATGCCAAAGGTAGATCCTGATCTTGTTAATAGGAGGTTATATGGCAGGCAAACGAAGGTTTAGTGGACCGAAGTACGCTAATGGTAACCATAAATCACAACAAAAAGCGTACATGCAGGGGAACGGAAAGAAGATCCGTCTAGCTGCAGATAGATTAGCTGCTAAATTACCAGGAGGTAAAGTTGGAGATGGCTTAGATGCTTCTCATAACAAGAACGGTCCTGGTAAGCACGGGTGGGAGGCAGCCTCAAAGAACCGTGCTAGAAAAAACAGACGTAAACTAAACATCACTTAATCATGGCACAAGAAGGTAAAACAATCAGTTGGAATAAAACAACCAATACTGGTTGGAAGTATGAAGGCGGTAAATGGGTACAATATCTCAATGGTGAGAAAACAGGTAGAACATCAAAAACCCGTCTTGGTACTACAGCAATAAGTACTTTAAATAAAAAGCAGTATAATCAGCCTAAGAAGACTAACACGACTAAGAAGACTAACAATAATAAGAAAGGTAAAACAGCTTTTGATGTTCCAAAGGGTGGGATAACATTTAAGGACGCAATTAAAGCTACAGCTAAGGGAACTGGTATTACAGTACACGAGGGTAAGTTATATAATCTCAAGAATCGAGAAGAATTAACTGCTTATAATAAAGCTAAAAAAGCTTCTTTAAGTGGGAAGACAGAGGAATCTAGTAATAGAGATAAGATCTCTGCAAACAAAAATGGTGATAAAAAGGGTAACAACTTTACAACTAATGTCCATACTAGACACTATAAGACTGGAGAACGACTTGGTGTCATGACACGTAGCCAACGACGTGCTTATGAAAAGGAAGCTGGTGGTCAAACTTTTGAACAGAGAGTAGCTGATCATGAGAAAGAAAGTGGACATGGTAAGCCTCATTTACGTGAAACTAAATATAAAGCTTCTGTACGGAAAGGAAAAACTACGAATGGTTCAAATAATAGGAAGAACTTAACTATTAAAGAACAGCACAAGATTAAATTAAACGAACAACAACAAAGAACTGCTGAACAAATGCAGGGTGATCCAAGATATAAAGGACCGAAATTTAAGAAAAAGAAGAGGTAACATATGGTAAAAAGTTTAACTAAAGCAGCATTTAAAACTATTACAAAAGGTTTAACTAAAGAAGCCTTACCTGTTGTAGGAAAAGAACTTACTGAACAAACATTTAAAAATTTAGATGTAACTGCAAGAGAAGCTGTATCAAATTTAGGTAGACATAAGACATATCAAAATTTAGCACTTGAAAGCCAGCAAGCTATCTCTAATCATTTAGAAAAGCTACCATCTAATGAAATATTACCTGAATCTAAAGCAATTGATAGTATATTCCAAAAAATAGAAGGTACAGACCCTGAACTACAGAATATAGGTTGGAAAGAACTTGATGATGTAGATCATGGTCTTCGTGCTATTAATCATGCAAGTCATGAGGCTAATAAACTTCTTGCTAAGAATGCTGAAGTTAAAGGTAAGCCAGACATAGATCCTTCTATATATAAGAATCAATTAGATACCTTTATCGCTGAAACACAGCAATCTTTAAGTTCTGCACCAACTGGTATGATGAAAACAGGAGAAGGTCTCCAAGAAACAAAATTATGGCCAGGTACACAAGAAGAGCTGATAGCAAATATTGAAAAATATATTAGTCTTAGAGAGCAATTACATAAATCAGGTGTAAAAGGTTTTGCTCAATCTCGTGCTGGCTGGCAAGAGGTATTTGGTAATATATTAGATAAAGATGGATTTCCTATGAGAGTTAGTGGTGGTACTAGAACATCTGGAGGTAGAAAAGTATCCTTTAAAACTCAAAAATCTTCGATGAATAGAGATGCAGGATTAAAGTCATTTAAAGGAGATTTTAAAGGTGAAACTAAAAAAAGAGGCTGGAAAGATTTAAATTTAGAAGGACATCATTACCACACTGCAGCTAAGGAAGCTGATGTTTTCAGTGCATTTGAATTACCTGATGGTAGTATTACTCGTCGATCAGTAGAGGATTTAGCATATATTGATGAAACTTTAGAAAACTTAGGTATATATATCGGTGATAAAGGTAAGAATTTAACTGGATTAGGTAAACCTGCACATATAGGTGCTGGATTGCCAGACGCTGATCGAATCTTAGCAGCTCATGAAACGCCTAAAGCTGCTTATGATTTTGAAGGTTTTATGGATTGGCAAGCAGAAGCTTCAGAAGTTTATGTCCAACTTCCTGCAATTAAAGGTAGAGGTAAGAATCCTAGATATGTTTGGTATAATAATGTAAATGGACAATTATTTACAAAAAGAGGTAACACTCCAGTTAAACTTCCTAAAAAAGCTAAAAAATTAGCATTTAAAATGGAAGGATCTCCAGGTACTTATGCAATAGGTCAAAGGCATGGATTTACTCAAGAATTTGTACAATGGATCAGACGTATAGAAGATCCTGAAGTTGTTATCGAAGCTATTAAAACTTATTATGAAGCTGGTATACCAGATCTTAGAAAAGGGACTTCAGCATTAGCTCATTTCACTTTACAACCAGATGCTAAATTAGATCCTCAAAGTGCTATGATGATGAATGAAGCTGTGCCTCAAATGCTTCAAGTAATGAATGATTTAAAGAAACTACCTGCTTATCAAAACTCTCCTAAATTTGTTGATAAATTAAACGAATTAGAAGAAGTTGCTAAAGAATTACAAGAGACTGTACAAGCAACACCACCTATACCAGGAACTTAACAATGGCAAGAACACCAAAAAAGAAAAAGAAACCTAAGAAGATAGATTCTAATAGGAATAAGCTTCTAGCACAAATACCTGGAGTATTCTACAAAGGCTCAGGTAAAGATAAAGCAGTTGAAGAACTTCTAAAGAAACTTAAAAAAGATGGTCCTGGTTCACTAGATTCTAGTGGAATGGGTACCCGTTGGAAAGTATGACAGATGCAGTAACCGCACTAAAAGATGATTTTAAACTCTTCCTACAAGCTTTGTGGGAGGAGTTAGATCTACCCTCACCCACAAGAGCCCAATATTCCATAGCTGACTATTTACAACATGGACCAAAAAGATTACAGATCCAAGCCTTTAG